TCAAATCTAGACATATCGTTTTCCTCTAAAGTCAGAAGAGGGCTGATAACAGTGCCAGTCTCTGTTACTATCTCTAAACATGGGTAATTAACTACTGATGATGGGGCTCTAGTGTCAATGCCAGGATTTGTAGCGTTCGGGAAAGTGTACTGGAGCATATAAGTGTCTAGTACATCCTCTATTGGGATTAAACCATCATGCCTCTTCCACTTTCCATCTTTTGCAAATGACCAAACCTTACCTTGCTCCTTCTTGGTGTGTAGCCAAATTCCAACTGTTCTACCACCTAAAGTAGCACCATCATTTGAGCAAACTAAACCATCTAAGCTAAATTTAAATAAATGTTCTGGGAGCAGGAAGTTTGTTGAGTTTGGATAGTATTGATTTTGAATAGACTTCTTTAAATCTATTCTTATTCTTTGATAGCTATTAATGTTTCTAGCCTGTATAAATGTCCTATCAAACATATACTTTGAAACACCGTAAGGTCTCTCACTTCCTGGAACTCTGACCACTGTAAATGAATTGTTTTGAGATGTTCCAGAAACTAAAATTAGATCTACATTTTCAACTACAGATGAGATTATGATATCTGTGGATGAGGGGTAGAAGTATAAATTATCTGATGTATTAGCAAATCCAATTCCTGGCGTGTATAAGGAATTAAAGTTATTTAATGAATAAATTGAGCTTAAAGAACTAGCAGTATATGCCCTGTTGTTTAGATACTCAAAATCATGGTTGTAGAGTATAGGACCATAAACGTGGGAGAAAATGTTTGGCCCGTCTTGTTCTACAACATCCTCTCTCAACGAATGCCTATTAAATTCGTTGCAATATATTTTGTAGAGGGAGTGCATATCCCTACCAAACTTGAATGAATAATAATCAGATACGTTATTGGGGAACCACCCTGAATTTTCAGTAGCACTGTTGGCGTAACTTCTATAAATTTCTTTAAAAAATATTTGTGCGTCATAACCTAAAATAGCTGACGCATCATAATATTTTCTTCTCTCAGAGATACTATGCATAGTATAGTATATCTCATTTAACTGACCTCTATCAGTATAGTAATCTCTCTGTCCAAGATTTAAATGTCCTCTGCATTTTATTGTATTACTTACTGTATACCCATAAACAGAAGCAGAACTATTGAAGCAAGTGTTATAAACATCTGGGAGATTACTGAAATCGCTAATAGACTGATATGATAAAGAACTTGGAATAAACCCAAGGTAGATCCCAGATAAGCTAGCAGATGGATCAAATGATACTGGCATATTAAAACCAGTTCTATCATAAAATCCATTTAATGGCATTATCTTCTCGTAATTCCTTCTTCTAAATGAATTTCTAGGTACTGAGTTTATAACTGTTGCGTTCTTTAATAATCGGTCTTGTAAACTCGTTATTGGCCCAACAGGTATTGGATTTCCTTTACCAGTATTTCTCTTGTATGAGCTAACATACAAAGCAGATACCCCGTAGTTTGTTGAGCCAAAATCAACTGTGTCAAACTTTACTATAGGAAGATTGTTTGATTCAAAATGGGTTGAATCAACTGCTGACAAGCTAAGAGCAATTATTGGTATTGCTTTCGCTGGCGAGAAGTCATTCACAACTTTTGATGCAAGAATTATTGCATCTGCTGAGTCATAAGTTGTTTCCTTCTTAGAAAAATCAAACTGATTAGCATCTAGTATTAAAGTAAAGTGAGATGATTTTCCTGACCACAATGGCACATAATCAAATTTATTATTGTCATTATTCATCAAGAAGCTTGATACATTTGGCGGTTCGTTATACCCAGAAGTAAAGAATAACCAGCTTGAAGCTCTAGGAAGATCGTCTACGGCTAAACTGTTATTGTAGACATAATCTCTAAGCTTAAATGCAAATTCCCTATTAACGCCAAAGCATAGTAGTCTGCTGACAATAAAATTTAACATATCGTCACTCAACTCTACGTTTGCATAATATGGATACTCTTCAAATGGAGGGACAAAGAAATCTCTTCCACGATATTTAAATTCAAGTCCTATATTTGGAATATTGAATTTCTCTGGGTATCTTTGATAGATGTCGTAAATTATCGTATCAACAGCACACTTTATATTATCCACTATGCTATGTGGAAAATAACCCTCTACACCTAACTGCTGGGCTATTACTTGAGTGTATGTTTGATTTGATTGGAATAGCTCAGATTCTGCTGCCAAGGCATAAAAAATTAAATAAGGTATATATGATTCCCAAAGCTCATTTATAACGGGTTCTATAGCAAATATATTTTTTGGGAATATGGTATTTAATCCAAATTGAAGAGACTTTTTCGTTCCAGCTTTTTTGTAAACTTCAATAGCATTTCTTAGTTGCAGTCTCCATCTTTCAGGGTCAGAACCAAATAACTTCCACCCAATCAATTCAGCTAAGAATGGTAATAGGTTATCTGGGCACTCTTCTATGCTGTAGAATGATTTCAGCCTTTCAGTATCGTCATTTATATCGTAAGCAGCGAATGAAAGTAACCTTATTAATTTGCTGAAAGGTCCATTAATAATTTCATTCTCCTCTAAGATACCATTTTCAACGGCCATCTCAAACCTGTCGTTGACTGTTAAATCTGATCTGTCGGAGTACAAAGGAGAATATACTATATCAATCCATGTATTTAATTTATCTAATTGTTGAGTTCCACTTGTGTATTTTCCAGTAGAACTTACAAAATCATCTGGGATGTAGGATGTTAAATTATTTTTAAATATATATTCTGATAGACCTTTTAAACAATCATTTAAGTATATTGTTTTTCCACTATATAACTTCTCTGCTAATGTGTTGCAGACAAATCCAGAAGTTGAATATAAAGGTCCGCTAGTATTTAAGAAATATAACCAGGATAGATTTTCTATTAGATAGTTGTGAACAGAGGAGGCTGCTTCCCCTAGTGTAAAATAAGAAGTTGGCTTATTTAACTGAATCGACGGTAGCAGTGTGCTACTTAAATATTTCTTAAAATCTTCCTCTCCATTAAATTTTTTGTAAGACTTGTCAATTCTATCTAAAATATTTAATTCAAAATCTTCGGGCGATATTCTAGTAAGGTTATTTTGTTTTACAAAATAAGGAGCTATTCCTGAAAGAGAGTTTATTCCACTAAAAGCTGTCCCTGCGACTCCGCTAATATTTAAAATAGTCTGAATGTTATCAGCAAAACTAATGTGGGAATTTATTATTTGATCTTTTATATCAATTTCTTTTCCAAAATTATCGTTATCATCGTTCAACAAATATTTTGGAATAATATATTCTAAAGCCTTATAATAATTAGGCTTAAAGAACTTTTGATCATTTAAATAATTTTTTCCTACCATTAGATAAACTTAGTATTTATTGTTAGATTGTTTAACTGAATTATTTCATTAAATGAACAAGTTATTACTTCAGGGGTATTGTCTACGGTAACATACCTTACTTCTATTAATGATAGTATAAATTTTATTAAATCTTGTGCTATGAATTGTTCCCCGAAATCTACGTTATCTACATTAAAATACTCTAAAACTTTTTCTCTAGTTTTTCCAACAATTGTTGGCTCTAACTTCTTATATTTATTATCAAGTGTTATTGTTAAAGATATATCTAAAGTTCTAATTAGACCATCAACAACTACAGGCTCATCTGTTAGCATCTTCTTTTCTTGCATAGCCTGAAGAAGTTGAATCTTATACTCTGGCGTGGCTCTTCTTAATTGAAGGTTAGATGCCTTCTCTAGTACGAACACATCAATTATATTTGCTGAAGAATAGGCTCTTCTAACAACTGCATTAGCCTTTCCAGTTGACCCATAAGTTGAAATAAATGAATTTACAAAAGACTTGTAGTCAGCTAGGGTAACAAGTCTATCTTGCCTTCTAAAAATGAGAGGAGCGTACTTCTTGGCATGGTCAACTGATTCAGCTTCACTTCCTCCTGTAGCTACGGTTGTATTTGTTAGAACACCATCAACACTCGATGTTGTTGTGCCGTCTGTTATACTTACATTGACAGGAACATTAATTACACCTTCAGCTATGTTTCCTCTTGTTCCCCCGCCTACTCTATAAGAGACTGTATAGTTATCTCCTATAGCTGGGCTTAGTCCTATGGTTGAATCGCCAAACAAGACAGTGGCTTTAAATTCATCATCGGTGGCTATCTCAAATATCTTATCATTACTTCCTGAGGCAAAATACACATTCTCTTCTTCTTTGTAAATCCCGGTTGTATTTGAATTTCCAAGTATGAAGATTTGAGCACTCTTCTCTACATACGGGTATTGGGACAGGGATATGCTTTTTATACTTTCTGGTGAAGTAAACTGACCAGTTTCTACAACTAAAGCACCTTCTAATATTATAGCATCTGTTATATAAGTAAACCCGCCAGTCGAACTTACCTGAAATGTTAAGTCTACAGACTCGCTTGTTAAATCAACAGTTCCATTAGCGTTTACCTTGTATAAAGTATAAGTTATCTGATTGTTATCCTGTGGTGAAGTTAGCGTAAAACTTCTGCTTCCAGCGGGTATCGTCACGGAGCTAGCATTAGTTATTCCAGCAGGATTTTGAATTTGTATTTCCACGTTTGCAGCGGCAGAAATAGGACCTTTCATTCTAACGCCAATAAGTTCTAATAGTTTTTTAATACTTCTTCTATCTCTAGCAGTCCCTAGAAAGTTTTCGTTAGCTAAGTAATCAGACTTTATTGATTGTATATGACCAACCGCCGCCATTAATTCTATTAAAAAAGTTCCTAAGTCAGAACTTTCAAAATTATTATAATCTAATGGAAATACGGCTTTAGCGTAGTTTATTAAATTTTGTTTGATGGTGTTAAAGTCACCTACAGAATAATCTATAAGTTTTTCTTTATTCTGTATATCCTCTGGAATATACTTTAAAAAATCAGATGTTACTGTACCAGAAAATGTCATTGAATTTCCACGCTAAAATTAAATTTTACTATACTTTCTGTCCTCAGTTGACAAAAAAGTTCTACTTTTATTGAATTATCGCCAGTCTCAAATACTTGTAATTTTGAAATAGAAACCTTCTCAAAATATTTATTAATAGATTCATAAACACTGTTTTTTATTTCATCAAAAAGAACCTGATCCAGAGGCTCCATTAAATACTTCTTTAGGCCACAACCATAATCAGGAAGCATAAAACGCTCCCCAGGCTCGGTCCTAATCATTTGAGACAGGTTAGATCTAAGTAAATCTAGACCAGTTGATTTGGTGAAATAACCTCTTAATGGCGATTCTTGTATTGGATAACCAAGCCCAGTCTCTTTTTCTAATTTTAAATTTATTATGTTTTTTGGGTATCTTTGTACTACCTTACCATAAACTTGTGTATTAGTTGGAATAGCCATTTTAATCTCTAGAGTTATTTATATTTAGGCTCAATACAGCCTATACCTATCATCAGTTTTAGCTGCTTCTTCTAATACATCTAAATATTGATTTACATACTCAAAAGAAGTATTAAACCATCTATCGTACTCCCACCAGTCTGGAGTGGTATTGTTTCCTGGTGTGATATAGTAGCCAGTTCCTGAAGCCCAAAATTTAGTAGAACTTATATTATCTAAATTTTCATTATCAGACCAAATCTCTATACTTGACCCATCTCCATACCCTTGCTCGTTATTTAAACCTCTTAAATATTGCCAGAGATGGGCACTTGCTTGTAGTCTTAAACCAGATGCTGGAAGATAGTCATACTGAGATCCAATAAGATATGCTTGAGGTATTGGTTCCCAAATATTCATTATAAATTGAAAACATCTTTCAAGCGTAAACATCTTTTTAACAGCTTGTTCATTTAATTGTTTGTATATTGGTCCAGCAGATATACTCGCAACTATTTGATTCTCAGATATTCCGTTGTCTAAAAGAATAGAAGAAAAACTTCTAAAAGATGTTTTATAGTTTCTACAAGCACTTATATGATTACTTAATTCATAACCTTCAGAAACATAGGAAGTAATTAATGGACTATAAGGATTTTTATCATAATAAGGCACATAATTCTTTGATATTTTTCCACCATTATACAAAGCAGATAAAAATAGAGCACCAATAAAATTTAAATCTGGTACATTGTAAACTCCTGCTGTTATAAAATTCCATTTATCTTGTGTTGTTGATACATGAATATTTGAATCATATTTTTCGTGCCAGGGTATAGTCGCGCTGTAGTACCCAGAATCTTCTTGAATATTAACGCTGTTTTCTTTTTGTTCAAATTTTAATTTTAATTGAGATTTTTTTAACCAACCTTGCTTTACAGCTAACTCACTATATGCTTCGACATCTTTAGATCTTCTAGCAGTTCCATCCCAATGTAGCAATCCTTGAACATTAGCAAAGGGTAAATGGGTTAATCCTAAATCAATTAAACCTTGCCAAATCATTCCACCATAATTCTTTCCGTCATTCATCCATCCAATAATATCTTTATAAAGAGTATGCGGAGGTGCCCCACCTTCGTTATACATTGAGGGCCTTCCTATAATTTTAGATGCAGATACAGCTTCATCTACATACCTCTCAGCTACCATTTTTGAGTTAAAAATATATGGGTGTATAGATGCAAAATTATAGCTAGAAGAAAATTGTATTAAATCAGATGGATATAAAGGATAAGTTGACCCATTATTTGGCCC